ATCTGCAACCTGCAGATCTTGCATTCCTCGCTCGTACAAACTGACCCATACCTGAATTCTCGCATCGTCTTGCAAGTATGGCGCAGCCTGAAGCAATGCGCCGTACAAATAGACATCAGGGGCTTGCGCCAAAAGCCAATTTGTAGATGTACTGGCAGACAGTTTTGACAACTTTGCGTAATAGATCAATTCTGTGGTGTATGTTGAATCAGGGATTGGCAGCAATCGGATCTGGCCACCAACAATGCTGAAGTACTGTGGCCGCCCAGATGCTGTTCTCTGGCTTGCAATATCGTCCATCACATCGATGGTCTGAAACTGCAGTGGGGTAATCGGGTTTGTATTTGTCAGCTTCAGCGACTTTGTTTCAAGAAAGTTGTCAGGCACTGCGCCATATTCAGCATTGAAACTGGCATTGGCTCTGACAATCATTTGTCTGGTGCGCAATATGCGCTCAATTTGTGCCTCTGCCAATGAAATGAAGTCAGGGACAACAGCAGTAAGGTCTGCTCGGTTGAGCCAATCGCCAATCGATGTCTTTAATTCGGTATAGGTGCTAAGTGCCATCTTTCGCCTCTTTGTCCATTTCCTCTTTCACAATCCAAGTGTGTTCATGGCGAAACTCAAATGTACCGATGTGGCCAATCTCTTTTGAGACATCATGGTCAATGTAGATCTTGAATCCACGTTCTTGAGCCTTGCGACAAAAGAACACATCCTCACCCATGTAGCCCCTGGTTGTCTGCCAAGGCATATCAAACCATGGCTCGGTCATTCCATCAAACACCTCGCGCTTGATAAGCATTATGCCCGTTCCAATGCTCCCGACCTCTTCCAATCCAGTTGATTCTGGCATCGTATAGACAGGGATTCTTTTGTCGTTCTCATCATAGTTCTGGGCAGTTGGCCCAGTTGGCATCCGTCTGCGTGCGCAGTTGGCCGCCACAATCTCTTTGTCGTGCTTCAACAGCCGCTGCACCATGTCCTGTGGAAACGTCATATCTGAATCAATAAACAGGATATGCGAACACCCTTCAGCCATTGCATCCAAGCAGAGATCTGCCCTCTGGTTTTGGATAATCGTGCCTTGCATCAATTTCAGACTTATCGCGTCCTCAGTGTTGAGCGTGTGAAAGGCCACCATATTCACCAAGCAATAGGTGTAATTGGTGTGTACCTGGTCACGGGCAGGCGTGCATACCGCAATGTAATTCATACTTTTCCTGGTCGGGTTCTAAAAAATTGATTGTCCGAATCGTTGAGCCACTTCTTCATGTACTCCTGATCGTCAATCTTTCCTTCGGCTTTCATTTTGTAATACAAGGACTCTGGGATGGATGCAATTAAGTGCCACTCTCCGGTCCAGTTTGCTTTTTCATCCACTGAGTTATAGATGGCCTTGTTGGCCTCAATAACTGCTGTCACATCTTGTTCTGTCTCAATGGTTACAGCACCAGTCTCTGGATTCTCATGCCAGTACCGTGTAATGCTCTGCTCTTTGTTTTTGTTTAAAAGTCTTTTGTGAATCATTTTAAAAAAAGGGCCAAGTTTCCTCGGCCCTTTCAGTTTGCTTCGATTAAGAAGTAATCAAGTCAGCAGCCAGGCCGTGGGCATTTTCAGCCAAGACCTTGTGACCCCATTCCACGATCAGCATACGCTTTTCAGCATCGCCAGTCTTGGCCAGTTCAACTTGCTGGTAAGGACGCAGCACAGTCATCTTGGCATAGTCAGGATCGATCACCCATGCGTCACGCTCACGTTGAAAACGGTTCGCAATAACTTGCACGTTCCCAAAATCGCTAACATAAATATCTACGGCGCCTACTAAAGTAGCAGGTTTTGCACCGCCATCGATATTAAAGCGTGAAGAAGCGATACCAGAGAAACCAGACACGCGCTGTTTGTTAACAGGACCGCACATCAAGATCTTTGGTGTACCGCCAGCAGTCCACACCTTTTGGATGACGTTCTTGAGAATAGTCTCAGTGAACGTGCGCACGTTGCCATCTGTACGGGCGCTGTTTGGCAGCGTTGTGTAAGATGGATCAGTACCGTTGGTCTGCTTGTCGGTGTTTGTTTTCACAAACGCGCCCAAAGATGCAGTGACACGGGCAGTCGTAGAATCGCCAGCTACAGCGATACCGCCGTTCAACATGACAAATTCTTGGTCCCGCTTTAGCTCAGAGCCACGCTTAGCTATTTGGTATGCTAATTCACTGCGTCTGCCTGCCTTATTTACTACTTCTTCAGTCGCTGACAGGATGATTGTCTTGCGTGAAATCTGTGCATAGTTTTGCAAACGCGTAGTAGCAGTCACAGCATCATAAGATGAAACATCGTCACCTTCGAGCTGGGCATTGGCAGCAGCTGCAGCCAATGTGTCGGTTTGCCATTCAAACAAACTGTTGGACACGTTTTCACGGCCAATGTTTGACATGTAAGGCGTTTCTTCAGGGGCAATGTTTGTAATCACATTGCTCAAATCTTCCCGAATACCCTTTGCAGAGTAAGTCAGGAATGTGTTGCTAACAATAGCCATAATTTCCTCATTTCAGTAAAAGTTCAATTGCAGAGGCCGCATCATCGATACGACCCGTTTTTGCAAGACGCTGCTTTGCTCTCGTACTTTCAGTGGTTGTCGAAACCCGACCAGCTGCACCAGGCTTAGCTGTTCGTGGGCCATTGTTCACTACAGGTTTTATGCCTTGGCGCTTACTCACCATTGAATCGTACATTGCAGCTTTACGCAGCAAAATAACCATCCTGTGGTCGTAAACACTTCCAACATCTTGGTCACTGAATCCAGCTTTCTTGGCTGTTTCAATAAGCATGGCTTTTTCAGCTTTAGCCTTTTCTGGATCTTTCCAGTCGGGTAAAGCCTGCAATAAGGCTTCTTGCTGGCCAGCAAGTTCTGCCATTAACGCTGCCTGATGCTCCTGTTGATTCACCTGGTTAAGACGCTGCTGCTCGGCCTGAATAGCGTACATCTTTTCCTGGCGATCCCGATGGACCTCTTTCTGCCTTACCCACTCGATAGGATCTTCGTTGTATAGACGATCCATATCGACTTGAGGCTCGGCTGCCTGTAGTTGTGACTGCAATGCACCCAACAACTGAGCGTATTGAGAACGCTCGGCCCGAATCGCTTGCGTCTCTGCCTCGACTTGCTTTCGCACCTCGGCAATCTGCTGCGTCTTTCGGGTGTAGTCCTGTGTCCTGGAATAGCCATTTTGGAGTTCGTCCAGCGTCACTTCGACTTCCTTGCCATCAACTTTGACGGTGAAAACCTGTGGCTGTTCTTTCTCCTCTGGCTCTTCCTCTTCCTCGGACTGTTCCTCTAAAGAATCTTCATCTGGCGCGTCTTCCACACCAGACTCATCCTCCTCAAAGGCCGCTGCCTCAGTGTCCTCATCAGACACCTCGGCTGGCTGCGTCTCATCAACTTTCGCTTGTCCTTCTTCAGGGGCTAACATTGCTGAGATAGCACTGGCCGCATCGGCCACATTCATTGCTTGTATATCTGCCATAGTATTCTCAAATTAGATTCTTTTGCGCACGATCAATAGCGTTTTTGGCAATTTTCCCATTGTCCATAATCTTTATCAGTTCTTGCCGCAAACCATCAATGGCCTGCAACATGCACCACGCTGTCTCTCGCTTTGCAGACTCTTCGGGTTTCGATGATCGAAATGCCCAAAGTTGGTCACCTTCCAATTTTGCAATCGCCATATTGAGGGTCTCATCCTCTAGCAATTGCTTGGCCTTTCGGCCCGTGTTTACCTGGTCTTCATTTGTCACTTACTGTGCCATTCCTTGAAAGGTTGATGGGGGCATCATCTCAGGCACTGGTGGCTGCTGCTGCTGCACAAACTGTGCTGCCTGCTGCTGGGCCAACATTGCCTGCTGACGCATCGCTTCACGATCAACATTCTGGGCAGCTTGAATTTCTGCTGTGCTGATCTGTGATTTGTACTTTAACTCAAGTTCGTACTTTTTGAGGAACATTTCCTGAGCCATTTTGTCTCGGTTGAAATCATCGTCCATCATCATCTGCTGACGCCTGAGTTCTAATTCCGCAGCCTTTTTCTGGATGTCTGCCTTAATACTTTCGGCTTGCACCTGCGCCAAGACCTCCTCTGGGGTTGGTTTTGGCTGTTGTTTTGGCGCTTGGTAGTCTGCTGGGATGCTCGTAAAGAACATGGACGCATCCTTGAACCCAGACAATTCCACCAGCTTTTGCAAGGTGCGCGAGTATTGAGACAGGTTGACCATGGGGTTATCAATACCCGTCTGCTGAATAATCATTTCTTGCTTAGATGAAATCATCATCAAAGCCTGCACGCGCTCGTTGATGTCACCATTGCCAAGACCAATGTTGATGCTGACATCCATGCTGTTGTCCCAGCCCCGTGGATCGATCTGAACCCACTCGTTGCGCAGGCGCACCATCCTTGGCTTGTCCTGGTGCGTTGTCATCAGGAACAAAATACCTTTGAACAGTTTTTTCATGCCCTCGGCCATCAGCCTGGCTGTCAACTCAAGCCGCCCCTGGCTGGCTGAGATCGTTGCATTGACCGCCGCCTTGGTGCTCGACTGCAGTGCATCAGCATTCAGACCCATGGCCGCCTTGCTCATGCCAGTTCGGTCTTCGCGGATCTGGTCGATGTACTC